GTATTAAAGATGCCTACAATTAAATTAGAAAGACCTAACCCTAGAATAACCAAAGTAGAAAAATCACCATGGCTATAGTAAAAAAAATAATGGGTCCACCCGGAACTGGTAAAACATACAGGTTAATAAATCACTATTTAAAAAAAGAATTAAATGAGTATAATACCGCACCAGAAAAAATAGTATATATTACATTCAGTAAGGCTGCAGCGGAAGAAGCAGAAGAAAGAATTGTAGAATTATTTCCAGATAAAAAATTAAAATATATATCTACTATGCATGCCATGGGTAAATCTGAGTGTGGTATTGATACTAACACTAGATTGCTTAAAGGTAAGAAATGGAATCGTTTTAAACAAGAATATCAAGAGTGGACTAATATATCTTTTGAAACTACTGTAGACTCTGCAGGTAATCCTAAGTATCAAAATACACATCTACAAATAATACAATATTCTAGATCTAAATTAATTTCTATAGAAGATGCTGCGATAGAATTAAAAAAATACCACGACATAGATGTAGATACAACAATACAACTAGAGACAGATTTAAGATCATTCAAAGAAGGATCAAAGATGATTGAGTTCTATGATATGATCAACCAGTTTGTCGAGGAAGAACGATGTCCTCCACTCGATGTCATCTTCCTCGATGAAGCCCAAGACCTTAGTCCACATCAATGGAAATGTTTTGATTACATAAAGTCTAACTGTAAAAGAGGATACATGGCAGGAGACGATGATCAAACTATCTATGGGTTTCAAGGTGCAGACCCTAATTGTTTTATGCAACAAGAAGGAGAAAGAGATGATCAAGAAATATCAAGAAGGGTTCCAAGAGCCGTTCACAAGGTAGCTGTAAAAATATTAGAAAGACTAGAAAATAGAATACAAAAGAAATGGATACCTAGAGATGCTGAAGGAGAAGTTCACTACAATCAAACATTAGATGATTTAGATTTTAATGAAGGTCACTGGATGATATTGGCTAGAACTAATAAATTATTGAATAATATATCGGAACATTTTTATTCTTTAGGTAAAAGGTTTAGTGGTAAAACAAATAAACATTTACCTAATGATATATTAGAAGTATATCAAATCTGGACACGATTAAATCAAGGAGCTGTTGTTTCCCCTGAAGAAGCCGAGAAAGTATACAAGTATCTAGTAGTTAAGAAAGGCCATGTAGCAAGAGGTTACTCTGATGGTAGAACTGTGCAACGGGAGACGAGTGTCAGTTTAGAAAAATTAAAAAAAGATCATGGCTTACTAATAGAAGGTGATTGGAAGCAACTACACTTTCCAGAAGAAACAAAAGAATATATGCAAACATTATTAGAGAGAGGTGACGATCTAATGACTAAACCAAAGGTACAACTAATTACTTTACACGGATCTAAAGGTAAGGAGTGTGAAAACATTTGCTTGTTTACAGATTATGGTGTCGAGGGACAAGATGAATTTATTTATCGAGCAGCATACGAAGACCCGGATCCAGAACATAGATTATTTTATGTAGGCACAACTAGAGCTAAAGAAAGATTATTTATAATGCAACCAACATCAGAGTATCATTACACAATAGGAGAACCAATAGTATGACAGACAAAGATATATTTAAAGGAGTTGAGTACGATTCGTTAGAAAAGCAGATAGGAGGGAAACACTACAAAAATATGAAGATTCAACCGGCAGAGTTTATCAATGAAAATAAACTCTTGTTTGCAGAGGGGAATGCTATAAAGTATATTTGTAGACATCAAAGTAAGGGTAAAGCGGACGATATAAAAAAGGCAATACATTATTTAGAGATGATATTGGAAAGAGACTATAGTTAATGTTTGAAGCACAAACTGAATGGATAAGCCCTGAATCATTTCCTGATTTAAAAGATCACAAATACATAGCGATTGATTTAGAGACAAGAGATCCTGGACTAAAGTCTAGAGGATCTGGTGCACTAATAGGTGATGGTGATATCGTAGGTATCGCTGTAGCAGTAGAGGGTTGGTCTGGTTATTATTCTTTCGGACACAAGGAGGGAAACTTTTTTGATGAAGCTGTAGTAATGCGGTGGATAAAAGAAGTATGTGCATTACCAAATGTAAAATTATTTCACAATGCAATGTATGATGTATGTTGGTTGAGAGCATACGGTGTTAAAATAAATGGCCACATTGTTGATACAATGGTTATGGCATCTTTAGTAGATGAGAACAGATTATGGTACTCACTTAATAGTTTGTCTATTGATTATCTTGGACAAGTAAAAGATGAAACAGCATTAAGAACAGCAGCGGACAAAGCAGGCATAGATGCAAAATCTGAGATGTGGAAACTACCTGCAATGTATGTAGGTTCTTACGCAGAGAAAGATGCAGAACTAACACTGGCTTTATTTAAAAAATTATCTGTAGAAATTAAAACACAAGATCTTACAAAAGTATTTGATCTGGAGACACAATTGTTTCCGTGTTTAATAGATATGAAATTTAAGGGAGTACGCGTAGACGTTGAAGCAGCTCATAAACTGAAGCAACAATTAGCATCACAAGAAGAAAGCTTACTCCTAGAAGTAAAAAAAGAAACAGGCCTAGAACCTCAAATATGGGCAGCAAGATCGATTGCCAAAGTTTTCGATAAATTGAAATTAGACTATGAAGTAACCGCAAAAACAAAAGCACCTTCCTTTACTAAAAATTTTCTTCAAGAACATAAACATCCTATCGTTAACAAGATAGCAAAAGCTAGAGAAATTAACAAAGCTCATACTACATTTATAGATACAATTATCAAGTATCAACATAAAGGTAGAATACATGCAGATATTAATCCTATTAGAGGAGATAGTGGAGGCACGGTAACGGGAAGATTTAGTTATTCTAATCCAAATCTTCAGCAGATTCCAGCGAGGAACAAGCAGCTAGGGCCAATGATACGATCCTTGTTTATACCTGAGAATGATCACAAGTGGGGATGTTTTGACTACAGTCAACAAGAACCAAGATTAGTTGTGCACTACGCAGCTACAAAGTTTAAAGGTGATGAAGAAGTTACAGAGATAGTAGAAAGATTTCAAAATAATACAGTAGACTTTCACCAAACTGTTGCAGACATGGCTAATATATCTAGGACACAAGCGAAGACAATTAACCTAGGATTGTTCTATGGTATGGGTAAGGCAAAGCTACAAGCAGAATTAGGCCTGTCTACAAAAGATGAAGCTACAAAACTATTTAATAAATACCATGACAGTGTACCATTTGTAAAAGATTTAATGGATGCAATATCTAGAGATGGATCTGCATTTGGATACATAAAAACATT